CGCTTCCAAGACTTTGCAGCTCTTTTGAACAGAACTGTATGCGACGTCTTAGGATGCTTCTTCTTGAGTGTAGCAAGTTGCTTCTTCATGTATTTGTTATAGGCACTGGGCGCACGCTTTACTTTAGCAGCGACCTTCTTACCAGACGTAGCGGCCTTCTTGGCTCCGCTTGATACTTGACGAGCACCGCCTTCCATTTCCTTGATTGCCTGGAGTAGGCGAATCGCTTCATCAACGTCCAAGGGTATCACCCTCAGTTATCTGCAGCTGTTGACTGGATTGCAATTGCCATGAAGTCCTTAGCGGTCAAGGACACGATGGAAGCATTAACTCGAACAGTGACGTTCAATGTTTTGGCACTGCCAATAGCTGTGGTTACTCCAGTAATGTAAAGCTGATCGTTGACAACGTAGCGGCCATCATCAGCACCTTTTCCATAATTGTCGGGGTAAAGGTTGGTATCCATTGACAAGAAAGCGTCAATGTCGTAGTTGAGAGCGCCACCTGCAACTAATGCTCGGTCGTCGCTGAATACGAGGCCGCCTCGGTTGAGGTCGGTTACTTGCACGTTAGCAAAGGCTGAACCGCCCATAGCAAGTGTTGGGGCTTCTCCTGCGGTTGTTCCCTCGAAGATGAAATCAACACTGTGAATTTGTAGAGCCTGGCGATCACCGACGTCGACATAACTGCCCAGGTCAATTGTTGCAAAGGTGTCAGTATCAGCTGCCGTTATGCTAAGTCGTTCGGTAAGGGTAAACATGCTTGTTTTCTTTGTCGCCATTGTATCATCTCTTTTAGGTGGCCGGGGGTTTTCTTGGTTAACGGAAACGTCGAGCCGGCTCCCCCGACCAATTCACACTAAGCACCTACGGCTTATGAACTGCACCTAATCTTCTTTATTGGGTCTAAGCGCCGTCACTAGTTACTTCCCACCCATCCCACCCCTTTCCAACCAGCCATGTGTTATAGGGGTTGCTTAGGTTTTCATCCGATGTATATATATCCATGAACCTACTCGGCTAAATCATGAGGCAAAAAATGATTACGCTGTGCCCCACATCGTACGAGAAAGCAAGCAAGATGGATAACTTTAGTCAGTGGGTACGACGTAAATTACTCGATGATGAGCAGTCTGAACATCAAGTACGCAAGTTCTTTGCTGAATGCTCACGATGCAATACGACCTGGAGCAGCTACAACCGATCACGAGTCCCTCACGCATGCCGAGGATGTCTTCAAGCAGGTCACAACCCTAACGTCGCACAGTGGACAGAAGAAGAAGGTGAGGTCTAATGTCAAAGGACTGCAGCTTTTGGTTCAATTTTGATTGGGTGACCAAGGACGTACAAATTGATTGGGTCTTTGGTTACGAGGATGGTTGGGACGGATCGGTTCAACTTGGCGGCCCATGGTGGTCCTGCATCAATTGTGACGAGATATTCTACTCAACGACGATGTGTACGTGCGACGGATGCAATCCGTTCAGTGGTTACTGCAGGAGTTGTTGAGAATTCCCGAATTCATTAGCCGCTGCGATTACTGCAGTTACAATGCTATGTGCATTGAACTCGAAGACGGTACTCATGCGTGTGTTGTTTGTGTTCCGGAGGATGAAGAATGAAGACAATTGAAGTTCAATGTGCAATTTGCAAACACAGAGCTGTTGTTGAACTGCGATGGGACCATCGCAAGGGACCAGGTAGTGAACCCGACGTGTGGATCTGTGAGACTCACAGGTAAGGCACTAATGCCATAGCAGTTCGTACAGCCTCGAAGCCGCCGACCATAGCGAGAGTGAGAAAGGACGCAATCAAGTTCAACTTGATAAGCCCCTCGAGGTTTGTCTCTTTGTCTGCACGTCGCTCTTCACGGGCCATGAGCCACAATGCAAAGCGTTCACTTTTCGTATTACTTTTCGTTTCTTCAATTGCTTCTTCTGTCATACAATCATGCCTCCGCCCAGGTCAATAGTTGGGAGTGTAAATGGATCCTGGAGCCTTGCAGGTGGCCCGGGTTGTAGAAGTGGCGTATATGCGAGGAATGCAAGTAATCCAACACCGGTAAGAACGATAGGAGCGGGAACCCCGACACGACCTGCAAGACTAGCTGTTCTAATGATGAGACCAGGGTCATCAGGATCGACGTTAAAACCCTCACGTAATTCATATTGAAATGGTGAGTAGTAGTAATCGACCATGGTTAATCCTCGTCGTATGATTGTTGCAGCTCGTAGGATCTCTTGAGTCGCATGAGGTATTCATACTCGGCTTCTTCCTTGGGTTTGACCTGGAGAAGATGACGTGCGGATGTAACGTCGATGCGTGTTGCAGTGGTTGGAGTTCCCATGGCTACGATTCGATAAGAGTACACTCGGTCACTGGCAGTTGGATTGAGAGAACCAATTTGATTTTGAGATACCTGGATAAACGAACCCCACGCTGCGGTGTCGAGGTCAACAACGTACTGAGTAATTCGTCCGTAAATTGTTTGATCGAACGTGAGAGATTGGGTAATGTTCTGAGCAAAGTTTCCGTAGATGTAAAACGATGCAAGTTCATTATCCGTCAACGGTGATGATGACATCAAATCAACGAGAACCATAGAATCACCTGCAGCTCCTGCAGTATGTTGTGGGTTCAATATTTCTTGAACCGCTGCGCCTTCGAAGAACAAAGTCTTCTCACGTTGTGACATTCCTGCGAGGTCAAAGAACGTACTTGAGATAAATATGCCACCTGCAGAACCAAGAGTCCATTGATTAGAGCTTGTATCAACTGACCAAACACCAGGAGGGTTTTGATTGGCGATTAGTATGCCGTGTTCTTTTGCTAACGTCTTCATTTCATCGACCTCTTACGTTCAGGGGATCGCTTCCAAGACTTTGCAGCTCTTTTGAACAGAACTGTATGCGACGTCTTAGGATGCTTCTTCTTGAGTGTAGCAAGTTGCTTCTTCATGTATTTGTTATAGGCACTGGGCGCACGCTTTACTTTAG